CACCTCGCCGTCTTCGTTGCTGGCAGCGCCTTCTGACTTGGCGGCGTGCACGATGTAGCCGACGCTGACCTGGCTCAAGATTTCATCAACCACATCACGGAACTTTTCCTCTGCCCTGGCGCTTTTCCCAAAGCGCACCACGGCGCGGACAACCTTGTCAGCACCAATTTGGACGGATTCAATGACACCGAGGTGGTCTTTGTCGTCGTGCCCAAAGAGCAGCGGCGATTTGGCGAGCAGGCGGGCCAGGCGAATGCTGGCGGCGCTGCAGTCAAGTATTTCAATGCCCCACCAGCGCTGGTAAGGCGTCTCGCTGGCAAACGCCAGCTGCACCGTGCGGGCGGCTTCGTCCACCGCGCTGCGCGTGACCATGAAGCCACGGTGCAGTGTGCTGCCGGGCGTGAGGGCCGAGCGGGCGCTGGGCTGGCCTGCGGGGTGTGGGGTGGGGTTGCTCATGGCCGCTATTGGGCCGGGATTGAGCGAATCTTTTTAGGGGGAAATTGCCACAAGTGGGGCCAGCGCCTCAAACAGCGCCCGCTTTGCCGTACTTGCGCGATCCTTGTCATGGTGCTGGGGTGTTCTTTATGGCTTTGTGGTGGTGGTTTGGCTGGCGGCGGCGCCTGCAGCAGCGGCCATCTGGCCAGCGGTCAGGGGTTCCTTGATGCCCATGCGCTCGCGCATGGCCTGGGCTTGCTTGATCTCGATCAGCAGGTCTTCGTAGTCGGTTCCGAGCTTGCTGGCCACGCTTTGCGGGCTTTTCAGGTTGTTGTTGATGGCCACCACATCGGCCTCGATGTCTTGCAGCGGGTTGACCCAATCCCAGCGGCGGCCCTGCCATGTGTGGGCGCTGAACTTGTCGAGCTTGGCCAGCGGCAGCGGGGCGCCGTTGTCGAGCTTGATCTGGCCAAACAGCAAGGCATGCTTGATGAATTCGGCAAACACGCGCTCCAGAAAGCTCTCAGCAAACCATTCCTGCAGCAGCACCCAGGTGTCGCGCTCTTCCAGCGTGCCGCTGCGGATGCTGGAGAAACTGACGCTCTCCAGATCACCGGTGACGCTGTGGTAGCTGGCACCGGGCAGGCCTGCGGCCACACCATGCAGGGCGCTTTTCATGAAGTCGCCAAACATGGCGCTGGGGTAGTCGGGGTTGAAGGGGGTGAAGCTGGTGCCTTCTGGCAGGGTGCTGAAGGTGCCGGGGTCGGCATCGGTGACCAGATTACCGGCCTCATCCTTGCCGGTGGCCATCGGGTCAGCCTGGCCATCAGGGGTGGTGAAAAAGCCCATTTTGCTGGCACCGATGCGGCTGGCAATGATGGCAGCCTCACGGTAGCCGCCCAGGTTGTTGAGCGTGAGCATGGCGGCGTGTGCCCAGGGCATGCCGCGCACCTGCTCGGGGCGGTCGGCAATGAAGCCGTGGATGATGTCCTCAGCCGGCACGCGCACATGGCTGCTGCCTTGCTGGCCTGCGGTTTGGTACAGGTCGCCGGGGTGGGCGGTTTTGAGCCAGTAGTGGGTGCAGCGGCCAAAGGCGTTGAGTTCTTTGCCCATGCGGATGGCCTGGGTGGCGCCTTGGGCCGGGCGGTTCAGCGCGGTGTCGAGGCGGTCGATGTCGAGCACCTGAAAGGCCAGGCCAAAGGGGTTATTGGCCGGGGCACCCCGGATGATTTGCGTGAGGTATTCGCCGTCACGGGCGGCGCTGCGCATGTTGGTCTGGCACAGGCCGGTCATGCTCTGGTTGCCGGTGACATCACAGACGCCGGTTTTGCAGAATCTGGCGTAAGCGGCTTCAATGGCGTTGTTGGCGCCATCGTCCGGGTTGCTGGGCTTGTCATAGACGCGGGCCTGAAAGCGAAAGCCGTTCGGGCCGACCACGTTGGTGACGACCAGGCCGAGCCACTTCTTGATGTATTCGTCGTCGTTGGCCAGCTGGCGACTGCGGGCGCGCACGGCATCCAGGCTGCGGTGCACGCTGGCATTGGCGCTGATGTTGCTGGTGGTCCAGCCCTCGGTGAGGCGGTTGACTTGGGCGGCGGCGTAGTTGCGGCGCTGCACAGTGGGCAGCGCAGCGCGCAAGCCCTGCAGCATGCGCGCCATAAAGCCGGGTTTGGGGAGGGTGGAAATGCTCATCGGGGGCCGAACCTGACACGGATTTGGTTAAGAGGGGCCAGGCCTGCGCTGAGGCGGGCGGCGCTGTCTTCACGCGCCACTTCGTTCAGCAGCAGGCTGCGAAAGCGCATGAATTCGCTGGGGCTGTGAAACTGCTGCTTGCGGCCATTGATTTCGTAGCCCTGCAGATAGGCCTTGTTGCCATAGGTTTCCATGGCGCTGTTGACGGCTTCCAGCGCCTTGCGGGCGCTGCTGCGGGTGTCAAAGCTGGCCACGGCGGTCGGGTCAGGGTCAATGGTGATGGTGCTGGTGCCAATGGTGTAGCGGTCAGCGCCTTTGCTCACACTGGAGACCCATGTGTACAGGCCTGCCGTCCAGGTGGCGCTGGTGGCAGCGGGCACGATCACCAGGTGGTCAGCCCCGCTGGCCGTGGCAGTGATGGTTTTTTTACTGGACTGGTTGATCAGGGTGTAGCCCAGCACCCAGCCAGCATTGGCGGGGTAATCGGGCAGGCTTTTAAGCCAGGTAATGGTGTCGCCCGCCGTGACACGGCTGGGTTCGGTGGTGGCGGTCATGCTGGCGATGATGGCCAGTTGACCGCGAATTTTTTAGGGGGAAACTGCCACAGGCGGGCTACTTGCACGGGGTTTTGCGGTTGAGCATGCGAAACACGGTGCTTGGGTGGGCACCTATGTCGCTGGTGATCTGGCGCAGCGGCTTGCGCTGCTGCAGGCCCATGCTGACGAGCATGGCGCGGGTTTCCTTGCCGTAGCCGCAAATGCCTTTTTCGACATAGGTGGTTTTCTCGATGGTGCTGCCGCCCCAGATGTGGCGGCTTTCGGCCTCGATCTTCAGGCGCACCTCCAGCGGCAAGTCGGGCACGTATTTGGTAAAGCGGGTCAGCAGGTCGTCGATGATGTCGGCCATAGGGTTTACCATTTTTTCGCCCAGCTGCTGCCGGTGCGGGGGTTGCGGGCGGGGGCGATACGGTGGATGGTTGCGGGCGCGGGTCTGGTTTGGATAGTGGGCGGCAGTGCGCTCTCTTTTATGTAGCTTGTGGTGCTTGTTTCTTGATGGCTAAAGGATGGTTTGTCTTGTATTTCCTGCCTCTCCGGAGAAGCGGCATCGGTGGCGAACAGGTTGATTTGGTCGGGGTTCAGCGCGGCACACATCTTGTCCCAGTGCGCATCGGTGAGTTTGTGCAGGCCCAGGTAATGCGCGGCGGCGGTGTTGTAGACCATCAGGTCAAGCACTTCATTGCGGTCGGCCTGCTTTTTCTCCCAGCGGCTGACGCGGTGGCCATGTTTCCACAGGGTCACGCGGTATTCGGCGGTAATCTGGCGGTAAAAGTCCTCGGGCAAATCGCTGCTGAAGTGGATTTGACCCACGCCCTGGCTGACGCGCCACCGATTGGCCAGGTAGTCTTTGGCGGTGTCGGTACCGACAAACCAGAGCTGGGCGCCGTGCGGCTCCACCCGGCCATTCCAGCGCACTTCGACGGTGCTGGGCTTGCTGCTGAGAATCGGACGCCCAGGACGGCTGGCACCCTTGATGCTGTAAATGTGGCGGTGGCGTTTGGTGCGGGTGTAGTTGTAGACCTCCTGTGTGGCGCTGCCGCCCGAGTCCACAAAGGCGGCGCGGATCGGCAGGGTCTGGCCATAGGCGTGGGGGTAGCGGGTTTGCAGCAGGGCATCAAGCCGCGCCCAGGTTTGCAGGTCGGCGGGGTCGCCACGGATCACCTGGTAGTCAATCACCCAACTTTCCAAGCCACGGCCCCAGGCTTTAACAAGTAGCTCTAGCCGGTCGGCCTGGGTGTCTACCGCAGCGGTCAGCACCACACCGCCCACCGGCACGGTGCCGAGTTTGTAGGGTTCAGCGCGCTGCATTAGCTCTTCGGCCTTGGTTTGCTCTTTTTGCCGCTCCCAGCTTTTGGCTAGGCGGGTGTTGTAGAAGGCGATCATGGCCTCTTCGCTGCCCTCATCCAATTTGGCCTTGGCTTTTTTGTACTCGCGCAGCAGCGCGATCCAGGGCAGCCAGCCGTAGGGCAGGAACATGCCGGAGATGGTGAAGCTCTCGGTTTCGCCGTCGCCATTGCCAACGCCTTCGGACCAGGCGCCCTTGGCGAACATGCGGGGCTTGTCGGATTCGGTATGGACGGCTCCGCAGTGCATGCAGGGGTACAGGGCGCCCTGCCCGTCTTCGGTGGCGATCAGGCGGTCAAAGTCAAGCGGCTGGAGCTCGCCGCAGTGCAGGCATTCGGCCAGGGCCTGGCGCTGGGTGCCGCGCAGGTAGAGTCGCTCGACAATGCTTTCGTCTTTGATGGTCGGCGAGCTGGGAAAGTAGCTTTTGCGGTTGCGCTCAAAGGTGGTCTGGCGGGCTTCGGCCAGGGCCACGGGGTCGCCCTCGCCGTTGACGTTCAGTTCGGCGCGGTCCACTTCGTCAAACAGCACGCGGCGTGCCGGGACTTCGGAAAGGTTGGCGGCAGCGCCGGCGGTGACGATGAACAGGCTGCCACCGATGTACTCTTTGGTGTCGAGGGTGTTGACGCTGTCACGGCTGCGCGGGGCGGCTACGCGCTCGGCCACCTCGGGCACGGCGGCGATGTTTTTGGCAATGCGGGTGCTGGCCCGCTTGGCGAGTTTGCCGGTGGGCAGAATCCACAGGAAGTTGGCCGGGCTTTGGTGGATGCTGGCCATCAGCCAGTTGAGGCCGGTCTGGGTCTTGAGCATCTGGCTGGCACCCATCAGCACGACGCGCTTGCACGGGTGGTGGTCGCTCAGGGCTTGCATGACCATGCGGGCGTGCGGCGTGCGGCTGGTTCGGAACTTGCCGTATTCGTTGGCGCCCGAGTCCTTGGGGATGACCTGGTAGGTGTCCGCCCACACGTCCACCGGCAGGTCGGGGTCGGGCTCGACGCTGTTGGCCAGGGCTTCGAGGGGGTGCGGGGTCATACTGTGGGCGCGCTGTTTTCGGTTTCAATCTTCAGGGTGTGGCGAAGCTGCTGCGCGAAGCTGGCCAGGGCGGCGCGGTGTTCGCGGTCAATCACGGCTTCGCATTCCTCGGCAGTGGCCAGGCCAGACACCTCGGCGCCGATGCGCCGGGCGCAGTTGGTCAGGGTGTCGCGCAGCATGCGGCCGGCGTTGAAGAGGTGGAGCTCGAAGTCTGCTTTGACCAGGTAGACACCCCGCAAAGCGGCTTCTTCAATCTCGGCCAGGTTGGCGGTGGCGATCTTCTCGCGGGTGCGGGCGGCGTCAAAGTCTTCGCCAAAGGCCGAGCCATCAGGCCGCTCCTCATTGGCGCGAATCATGGCGTGGAAGTCATCACCACCGACGCGGCCATAGTCCACGCGGGCGGCAGGCGGCGGTAGCACTGGCGCCGCAGCATCCAAAAGCATTGGCGCCACGGCAGGCACAGACATTGGCGAAGCCAGCGGGGCACCGGGCAGCATGGCACGGGATGCGGGCTTGCGTTGGGCAATGTTGGTGTGCGCTTTGTGCCAGGCGCGGGCCGATTCCACTGAATCCATGGGCATGCCTGCGGCCTTGTGCTTGGTCATGGTGCTGGGCGCCAACCCAAGCGCCCGGCCAATGGCTGCCTGAGACATTGGCTTAGCGTTCACATCATTGGCATTTGCTATCAATCGTTCACCATTCATATTTAATTACTTCACCGTTCACCATTTACCAAAGTTGGCAGCTAGCGTTTTCACGCGGTTCGAATTACCCTCGGGCGGAGGGACGCTGGAAGTACCTTGCATGGGGGGGTGGACGCCGGTCATAGCAGTTCCCCCTGGTCTTTCAGCAGCGCGGTTTTGAGGGCTTTGTCGAAAGCTGCGTTGAAGTAGCCAGAAAAGTGGCGATTGACCGACGCGGTGGCTTTGCCGTAGAAGTCGAGCGTGCGTTTGTATTGCGCCTGCTTGACAAAGATCAGCACAGGGCGAAGGCTGCTACCGAATGCTGTTGTCACGCGCTGGTAGACGCCGGGCAGCAGATGCTTGGCTTTGGTGCCGCCCACCGGGTTGACCCAGTAGACAAAACCGTAGACGTTCTTTTTGGCGTTGCCTTTGGCCAGCCGCTTGATGGTGTTGATGTTGGCTTTGTTGAAGCCAGCCTCAGTGTATGCACCCAGCACGTTGAGCAACTGGCTGATCTGGCCTTGGCTCATGTTGCCGTATGCGTCAAGCTTGGCAGCCGCACCTGGCACGGCGTTGTAACCCGCAGGCAAAAGGCCGATGCGTTGCAGCCTTGCCTCAAACGCTTTGTAATGACGATGCCCGGTGTACACGTGCGGCTCGATCATGGTGCGTGATGATTCAACACTGTTTTTGTCTTTGAATGCGAGCGTGCCCTCTGGTTTGGCTTTGGTAGCATACTTGACGCGCACGCTGTTGAGCACCCAGGGTGTGGGCCGGTCAAACACGCGGGCTGCTTCGGTGCGCACTTCACTGCGGGCTTGTTCCAGAGTTTTATTGATAGCTGTGCTTAGTGCATACGGCACCTGCGCTGCAGA